CAATGAGTTCGCCAACATGTCCCTACCTCGTGTATGGAAAGCAGCAACCCTAGACGCACTAGACCTAGACCCAGTGCTAAAGTCACCTGCGGCTACCACCACAGCATACCAAACATCAGTGCGTGATGGTGTTGTACAAGATGCTAACGGAAATTGGGTTGAGAACTACGTTGCTCGTGACATGTTCCAAGACACCACAGAGGATGGCGTTACGACAACCAAGGCAGAGCATGAGGCGGCTTATCAGGCCACGCTAGATGCACGTACTGCCGAAGGTCATCGCACCACACGCAATAAGCTATTGGCTGACAGCGATTGGACGCAGATGAATGACAGCCCACTGACAAATGAAGACAAGACAGCATGGGCAACCTATCGCCAAGAGCTTCGTGATATGTCAGACTTGGCATCATGGCCTAATATTGCCGATGATGATTGGCCTGTAGCACCGTAAGAGGAAGAAGATGGACAAACGTACTGTTGCATCAGCGCATGAGCGCATAGACACGATAGAAAAGCAGATCGTTGCTATGAAAACTGAAATGGATATTCAGTTCAAAGATTTGTTCAACCGTGTAAAAAGACTAGAAGCTATTATGATCGGCTCATCGGCAGCTATAATTATTATGCTGTTAAGACTGAGCTTGTCGGGCTAAACCAATGCCTGATCCCATTACCATAGGTGCTGCATTATCTGCGGCAAATGTGGCATTTAATGGGTTAAAGTCCATGATCTCTACTGGTCGTGAGATACAGGATTGCGCGGGGCAGCTTTCCAAGTGGGCCTCTGCAATGTCTGACATTACCTACCTAGAGAGCAAGGCAAAGGAGAAACCATCTTTGTGGCAAACCATGCGTGGGTCTGTGGAAGCTGAGGCTTTGGAGGCTTTTACTGCAAAGAAACAAGCAGATCACCTTCGTTCTGAGTTGAAGTCTTATATTTCTGCCTATTGGGGGCCATCCCATTGGGAAGAGCTTGTTAGGTTAGAGGGTCAGATACGCAAAGAACGCAAGGAGCAACTGTATCGCAAGCAAGAAGCAATAGATGCGATTATGAGTTGGATCATTGGCAGTGTTATAGCTGTTGTTGGTGCTGGGATATTGGGCGGGATTATCTTTTTAATCGGAGCAGCGCGAGGTCAGTGGTGATGATTTTTGTTTTGGTTTTTATACAATACATTCCATCTGCCGAGTTAAAGTATTACCAGATTGGGCCAACCCATGCGACTTATGAGGAATGCGAACAAGAACGCAGAAAGGCAAGAGAGGGTTTGGTAGTTCACAACAGCCAAACGGTGGTCTGTCTTGAGGTTAGTAGAAATTAAAGATGGTGTGTGGGCAGTATACAAAAATGGAAAAGTTGTTATAATTACCACGCATAAACGGATAGCGGAGCGTTTATATGCCAGCAACAGTGATTGATGAATACAAAATATTCCCACGGCTGATGATGCTAGTGGTTACTATTTTAACTTACCAAAGCGTACACTGGTACATGTCTTTGCCTGATCCTACGAATGGACAGGCTGGTTTGGTTTCAGTTTGTATGGGCGCACTGACAGGTTGCTTTGGAATTTGGATGAACAAAGAAGCTAAGACGGATCGTGTCTCATGATTGGGCAGATAGTATCAGCGATTGGTAGCCTTGCTACATCATACATTGATGGCAAGACAGCCATTCAAAAAGCAAACGCAGAGATTAAACTTAAGCAAGCCACTGGCGAAATGGATTGGGAACAAGCTGCAATCGAGGCCAGTAAGGACAGTTGGAAAGACGAGCTGTGGACAATAGTTTTTGTTTTGATTCTGTGCGCCAACTTCATTCCTTCTATGCAAGAGACAATGGCACAAGGGTTTGCTAATTTGGAGACAACCCCAATGTGGGTTCAATGGGGAATGTATGCTTCCATAGCTGCGAGCTTCGGCATACGCACGATGAGAGGATTAAAGAAATGAGTTACAAACTAGGCAAGCGCAGCCTGTCAAAACTAGAAGGTGTTGATGAACGCATGGTTGCTGTCGTTAAGTATGCCATTGGTGTTAGTAAGCAAGACTTTTCTGTGATCTGTGGGCTTCGCACCATTGAAGAACAACGTGCATTAGTAGCCAAGGGCGCAAGTCAAACCATGAAGTCAAAGCACTTGGATGGTATTGCTGTAGACCTTATGGCGTATGTCGATGGTGGGCGTTGGGAATTGAATTTGTATGATGAGATCGCAGATGCGATGGCAGAGGCAGCACGTTCGGTTGATGTTCCTATTCGTTGGGGTGCAGCGTGGACTGTTCCAAACATTGCGCAATGGGATGGTGACATGGAATCAGCAATGAATGATTACATTGATACACGCCGATCCCAAGGTCGTCGTCCGTTTATTGATGCGCCTCACTTTGAATTGATGGTCTAAGCTTTGGACGCATTGATGCAGAGATTCTACCAGTGTCTCTACAGTAAAGATCAGCGGGTAGCACGTTAGATATTTCTTCGGCTGCCCGAACTAACTGGTAACATTTTTCTGCACTGTTAGTTAAAATATGGCTAGTCATTTCATAGCCATTTAGCATGTAAACAATACTAAAGATGTAATACGTTGCCATTGTCTTTGCCTCTTGTTTTGATAGATTGTCGCAGTGGGCAGTGGCGTCCAAGCCAGCAGCTATTAGTCCGACCATTCACATAGCACTGCCCACACGATTACATTCCTAATTCTTCATGTTGCACAAACTTGTCGTCAAGCACTACACTCTCACGAGGCAAGCGATAACGATACATGCAGTTGCGAACAGCTAAGACATCTTTGCATAAGACATCTGCTATTTGTTCCTCTGTCAGCCCATAGTTTAGCATTTTGTTTACCTTCATTGCTTGTGGGCTAATCTTTACTTCTCTTTTTTGCTTTTTCTTTTCGCGCCCACGTTCGAGTGCAATCTTCTGAGACTTCTTGCTGCGCTCCATGACATTGCCAGTGTTGCTTGTGTTGATTTGTTTTTCTTGCTTGAGAGCTTTGAGCCTCATCATCATTGCAACTTCTGATTGGCTTGGCGTTCTGCCAAATGCCCGCTTAAAATTATCTAGCGAAATTTCTACGTCTACCACATTGACCATTAGATATTGTATCCTTTCCTTCTTAACTCAGACACAAAGCGCTTTAGCTCTTGTTGAGCTGCGTATATTTCATTGTTTATGCTGGGCCTTGCGTCTGTTCGGTAACGTTCATCTTGCAACCGATCTACCTGTTGGCGCAAGTGTTTTAATATTCTTTCGTCTGCTGTATTTAGTTTTGTCATTTAAAGCCTCTTTTAATTGACCACAAAAAAAGCCAGCCCGAAGGCTGGCAGTTGAACGAGACAGAGGAAATGTAAGGATGTCGCGTGTGGTTGTATTATGTTGGATCATATTGGATCATACAAGATCAAAATGGAATTGGATCATCGTGATCTTTCGTCGCATTTATCTGTTGATCAGAGACTGAGAATGACATGTAAGGCTTATCACCTTTCATCTTTCTCCATCCACCCAAGCGTTTGTTTGGTGATGGGTTAGTCCAAGGCTGCTGTTTATCATCAGTCTTATAGATCATGCCTGTATAATCTGGCGCACCTTCTTTCGTATTATCGTTTGGAAAAATTGCACCAACTTTCTCATAGACTTCCATGATTTCTTTACCATCACGAGATTGTCTACGAACAATCACAACCTTGGCATCACGCCCATCTGCATTGATCTTACCTTGCAGTAGCAATTCCATATCATCAAATGCGCGGAAAGCTGCGCCTCGGTTTGTGTCGTCATATTCTGCCATGCTTCTGGCTCCTTTGTTTAAGTTAAGTGGGCGGTTCTTGGGAACCCTGCCGCCCTATCAGGGTGATCGAGGCATGTATCTACCAACCTCTTCCCAAGAATTAAGGCCAATTCGACTTCGCTCGAGACTTGGGGGTCTCGCTTGTCGAGTTGGCTTGCATTGTAGTTGCATTGCCATCATCGTCTTCGGCTGGAAGATTAAGCAATGACATGATGCCATACCTACGCGCATAAGTTATGGCACTACCCAAGCCCTGCATATCATTCTTATTAAGCACAAGCGGTACATGAGAGATCATTTCCCACGTTGGATCGTCTTCGTGCATAAGAATAGTAGATACAAATGAGCCATGCTCACCTGTGAATACTTGCTGGCTTAGAAAGAAACCGTGCTCACTAAGTGGGCCTGTGACAGCTTCGATAACACCTTCGAGCGTAACGTAACGGCTGCGGAAGTGTGGGTTGGTGCCTGTCTTAGCGGGTGGCTGTATTGCTTTACGCGCTTTGATCAGTTCAGTTAAAACATTCTTACTCATTTTTAATTCCTCTTGGTTATGCGCAAGGCTCCACGCTTATCGCGTTTGATTGTTAGATAGTCGCAATAAACCTCGCGCTCATTATCTGCGACCATATTCTTTAAGTCTTTCTTAGCATTCTCAAACTTCTTGCTTACTTCAAGACCGTTAATGTAGGTGACTGCCGCGTCCATAAACATGTTGTCGTGGTTGGCATCTCGTGCGACCATTTCGTCCAACGGGATTTGGTCGATTGAGATCGACGGTGTGTCAACAGCAATCGGTTCTTCATCGCGTAGCACGTAACCCCAGAAATCCGAGACCACTGCCCACATAGAATTGAAATACTCTTGGTTCTTTTTGACATGAACACTTTCCCAATCACTGTTGCCAAAGATTACTGATAGATATGCGCCATCGGCATCGTTGATGTGCATATACAATTGTAACTGAGGCATGTAGTATTCTAAAGCTTTGCTCATGTTATTGAACGAGTTGGTGTGCTTGGCTTCAATGATGTTGCCATCCCACATTGCATCTACTGTACCAATGACAGGCACATTACCTATTTGTTTTTTAATTTGATACTGGTGGTTTGATAGTACGCAATTATGGTGCTTCTCGAACCAAGCTAAGTTAAAGTCTTCGGTGTGAATGCCAAGTTGAACTGCAAGAACATTAGATAAATCTTCTGGTTCTTTGCGACCTGTTTTAATTTGCCACAAGTCTAACCAGTTGCCTTGCAATATTTGGACGCAATCACTGCCTCCAATAAAGCCTTTACGCTCCATCATTTCCTCCTTTTATTATGTGATTATACTACTGCATATGTGCAGTAACATCAAGAACTTTCACGAAAGACTTGGACAGCTGCGGCATGTAGTTTTTCTTTTTCAGCACGAACTTCTTCACGGTCAGCGATAGCACCAATATCACCAAGAAAGGCCGCACGATGAGGCTCAAGCTGTCGCTCAGTAAGGTAGCCTAATTCGATCAGAGCTACAGCATTGCGACCCCAGAGCCACGTTTCAGAAACAAGTTCGCCATTGAGAATTCGATCAGCATTGATGCGATAAGAGTCAGGTGTCCAACTCTTATTACGCTCAATATCTTTCTTGAGTATTTCATGTGACCCGCGTTTGATGCTTGCCGACCAAACGTCACCTGTCACTGCACTGCTGAGTGATTTCATGATACCACCTTAAAGTATTGCGCTACACGTTTACCGTTTGGCAGTTCAATCATTGTCTTATCTACAGGATACCCTGCTTTTTTAAGGTCACTAATGCGTGACGCCAATCGAAAGCAATCATAGAAGTCTAAGGCTTGCCATGCTGTGATTGTTAATCCTTTATCAAGGTGTGCCTTGATCATCTTGTTCTGCGATTCCATAACTTTCCTCCATTAATAATTGGAATTGCTCGCCTGTCATAATGACAAGAGTTTGCGGCGTTCCTTTGCGCCGTTTATAGAAAGCAATATCTCTGCCCTCTAATACTGAGAATGGACTAGGGAAGTTTGATTTATCTCTATATTTTACTTCGCCTATCATTTCCAATCCGTTGATTTCGATTTTGATGTCGCCCGAATACTCGCCCCCCAAGCTTCCTGAGAGGGGCTGGCGTTTCGCTTTGATCGGCGCTTTGATTTGGTTGAGCCATTCGACAAACCACTTTTCGTGGTAAGTTCCTTTGTTTTTGTTACGGTTTGCCATCTATCTTCCTCGTAGCAATGAAGACACACATACCAATGCTTATGCATTGTTTTAGCATGATCGTTTCTGAGTATAGCAACAAACCATTCTGTCTTTGTTTCACATGAAACACAGTGAATATATTGCTTACCTTTTTTTGACTTCGACATCGTAGCCTAATGCATCAAGCCAACACATGAGAAAGAAACCAGATGGGATGCGCTTGTGCTGCTCCCACTTATGAATCAATGATTCAGTGCAACCAATTTTATGGGCTAATTTTTCTTGGCTTAACCCCTGCTCGTGCCTCGCTTCTACTAACATCTGGATTATCTGATCGTAGTTGCTTGGCAATCGCGGCTGCGTTTTGTCGTCGCTCTTGCTCATAGATGGCGTCTAAAACTTTACTAGCTGTGTCAAATCTAAGCTCTGTCCTCATGCTTATAGTTCTATAATACGTTGAGGACGGAATGTCAGCTACGCGAAACGCCTTAACTAAATCGACGTTTCGCTTTTCTGATTCTTCTTTTAGATATTGCAGATATGATTTCATACTGCATGTATGCAGCTAAAAATCTATCTCGTCAACCTCATCAGTTTCACCAGACCCATGACACGCCCAACATGTTTTAGTGTATTGTTCAAGTGATGGTGGTGTATCACGGCTGACCCATGGTTCAGGTCTAGTGTGATAAGTTACGCCATCGCCCAGACATTCTGGGCAATGGACTTTTTCAGTGGGGTATTTCGTCTTCAATCGGTGCAAGGTGTACATCCTCCCATGCTTTCCAAGATCGTTGCAGAAATTTCTCACGATCAAATCGTGGGTTAGTTTTTTCAAGCGCATCAGCCACAGTGATGTGCGCTTGCGGTGAAAGCTGACACCCAATGGTATCAGCTACGATAATGAAATCCTTACGTGTCAAATTCAAACTCCTTACTGCGCATTGCAGATGCAATGGCTGCTTCTCTGTTATACTTTGCAGTGTGCGGTGAACGCAGATCGTGCGTGTGCGTGGCCCAATACGTTAGAGTATTGTACAGCGCCCACTTGTTGCGCCCTAGTTCACGGCATTCATTTGCCCAAATCTCAAGCAACTTTTCTAGCTGCTTTTCATTTGTCTTGGTGACTTGCGTCTGGCGTGTGAATGCTTTGGCTACCGTGTTCTTGAAGAACTTCTCAGCCATTGGCGTTGTCACTGTTGTCATCATGTATGACTGCCACACTTCTTTGCGTGACATGAAGTGATCTAGACCATTGACGATCTTAGCTGCGCTGCCTTCAACATTGATTGACGTTGTGTGCTTGTAACGTGTACGAGCCACAGCATCGGCTGTTGTGCAGCCATTCAAGCACCAGAGGCGAAGCCCACTGGCTGCTTGTGAGAATGACCATGACGCATCGTAGCTATTGAAGAAGTCAACTTTGAACTTAACGTAATCGCCAACAGTAGGCTCAACAGTTAAGTCATTAAATAATATTTGACCGCGAAGCTTGCGTCCATTCTCTAGCACTTCCACATCAACAGTGTAGTCGCGCGACAGGTCGGCTTGCTTTACACTATCAACCACAGAATTAACGACATCATCATGCGTTACCATCTTATAGCGTGACCCATGCACACCAAGAGATTGGTTCGTATCAGTTCTGACTACATGTTGAGAGCCATCAATAGGCTCTCCATGCATGTCATATACTGGCTGCATTTCCACTGGGAACTCCCAGTTGCTTGTCATATCAAGCATCATTTCCTCCAACGATTTGTATTTGAACTTGGTTATCGAGCACTTGCTCTATTTCAATTAAAGCCTCGATCATTCTCTTGCCCTGATCTAACGTAACAGGGAATGTAATCTCTGGCATTTCGACGTTAGCTTCCTCAACTCTTGGGGTTAGGTTAGCTATCATCACATTGATTTTGTACAGCTGCTTTGCTGTTGCTGGCATTAAAAACATTATTCAATTCTCCATACATGAGTGTATCCATCAATGATGCGTGAAGCTGATTTAAATCCACGCTTCTGCATGCATTTTCTTAGATAGCCAGACTGGCTTTTCTTTTCTAATTTAATGCAATCTCCGACTTGCATTACATCTAATGCGCTGTCGAATTTAGAACCTGATTTACCACCGTTGCCAAATTGACGTTCAGGCATTGGTAGTCCACGGATTAATGTTGCTGGCATTTTATTTCCTCCTTATGCTGCAAACAAAATTAGACCTGCGAATAGCAGGGCGAACAAAGACACACAGATCACTAAGTCGATGATCAGGTCTAATACTTTACGAATGTTGGATATGCTCCACATCTTACTTTCCTCTGTCCATAGTGCAACCATTTGATTATTGCTTATGTGCACAAGTTAAGTATGCACTATGCAATGCTTATTGCAAATGGTTTTTTATCTATTGTTTTCTAGTGACGCTACGTCACAGACACACACACAGGCTGGCTAGGTTCCAGAATGTTCCACACCCTCCACATGTTCCATCAACAAAAAAAGAGGGGCCGAAGCCCCTCTCAATCTTATGCTCGTTTCTTCTTAGACTTAGGTGTTTCAACTAGGTCATTCGCAACCTCAGTCGCGATGCCCAACATCGCATCCATGTCTAGCAACTCTTGCGGAATGTCTACCTCCTGTTGAGGGACGTTCTGCGATCCGTAATGATAACCAACAGGCGCACCATACGGTGTATAGTGCTCGCCATGTGCATCGAACCATGCGGCTTGCAAGTCTCGGTACATATCGTCAAGTTGTTCGTGCTTGAACTGCGCGGCTTGGGCGGCTCCGAATGAGCCACGTATCCGCTGCGTACTGATCTCAGTACCATCGAACAACTTGCGATCTGCCTCGTAACGCTTCTTCTTGTTGGCAGCGTTGACTTCTGTGTCGATGCCATTCTTGCCGCCATAGCGTAAGAAGTAGAGGCCATCCATCATCTTCTCCATCAGTACCTTGCGTACAAAGGACATCTCATCGTGCGGCAAGAAGTCTTTAGTCTCATAATCGAAACGGTCGTACTCGAAGCTAAGTTCATTAATCATTGTAGCGATAGTCATTTTACATTCTCCTATTTCTATCGTTTCATACACAGTCTTCTATGTATGCAGATAGGTCAGCCATAAGGATTTCTGCTCAGTCAACGACGACACATCTTGCATGTGTCGCCAGCTTGCTGGTGAGCGGCTACGTTGCGTCAACTTGCTTGACGCTACGTTCAAAGTCATCGTTTACTTAGCTGAAATACGGTGGCCCAACTGGAAGTTAAAATACAAAGATTGTGTGTGATAGAGAGATACATCTTCGACAAGGTGTGGTTGCGCTCAGGCACCATAGTGGCAGGTATACGGTATCAGCGACAGGGGCGATGATAGCGTATAGATGCCGCCCTTCTGTCTAGATACAGTCAGGAGTGGACGAGCTTTGTGTAAACAAAGTCGGGAGTGTATGACTGTATCCCAGTTAGAAGTGGATGCGCAGACCACGGCGCGGAGAGGATAGGCAGAGCGTATTCCACAAGAATGCACAGTATGCGCACTGCTTGGGCAAAGAGGGGTCAACCCCCTGTTTGCACAAATGACGCCACGTCACTTTGAATGTGACGTAGGGTAACTACTTGACACACTATTGACAAAAGACGCAGTGTGGGGGGGATCATAGGGGGGGCTTTTAGAGCGCAGTTATATCCCCCTCAATTCAATAAAATGTCCATGGACTCTGGTCTATAAACATATGGACTAGGGTTCATGGATAGTCCATGGACAAGGGTCTATAATGAACTTAGAAAATAGAAAATTAACAGAGAAACAGCTCGCTTTGGTGGATACACTTGTAGCTACAGGGTGTTCAGTGCGTCAAGCTGCTGAGTCGGCTGGATATGCTCAAGGCGAATCAGGAAGGGTAAGTGCGCACAAAGCTTTAGCTCAACCACATGTGCAACAGTATATGATGCAGAGGGTGAGTGAGCAATTGGGAATGAACGCTACCGTTGCGGCTGCTAAAGTTCTAAAGCTTGCAACAGGTGCTAGATCAGAGCATGTTCAGCTTGAAGCGAGCAAGGATATTCTAGATCGCGCTGGGTTTAAGCCTATAGATAGATCGCAGGTGCAAGTTGCTGGAGACATCAAAGTTTCGATAGACCTTGGCTAGGGGTGGGGGGGTCAAAAACTCGCTGCTAGTTTCTGTTACTTCTCCCTTACTCGCATTTTTCTCCAAAAATATTTTTTCACAAAAACGCTCGAATATGGTATGGGGAATTAACGAAGGATTAATTCTATGAGTAAGACACCAGCTTGGCAGAGAAAAGAAGGCCAAAACCCCGAGGGTGGATTGAACGCTAGGGGCAGGGCTAGTGCGAGGGCGCAAGGCTCAAATCTACAAGCGCCAGTTAAGGGTGCGCCCAAGACTTTGGCGCAGATGCGTAGGAAGGGTTCTTTTCTAAGCAGAATGGGTGCTGCAAAAGGGCCGATGAAAGATGAGAAGGGTCGCCCGACTCGATTGGCTTTAAGCTTGAGTGCGTGGGGTGCGCCGAGGGATAAGGCCAAGGCGAGAGCGATGGGTCAGTCTTTGTTAAGACGGTACAAGGCAAAGAAGGAGGCTCAACGTGGATAGGGCTAAGTTGGAAGCGGAGCGTGACAAGCTTGAGAAAGAGTTGCGTGTGATGTTGGACATTGGTGCGACAGGTGTGAAGAAAAGCTTAATGAATTTGAAGCGTGGGTTTAAAGCCAGTGGCAAGCCTCGCAGTAAGGCTGAATCTGATGCCGCGCGTAAGAAGTTAGAGCGTCTTCGTGAGATTGGTCAGATGTTGGCTGACATGCCAGACAAAGAAGAAAGGTTTCCGTGATGACAGTTAATGCTGCGGGTAATTATACCAAACCTTCTATGCGGAAGACTTTGTTCAAAAGAATTAAGGCTAGGGCCACTCACGGCACAAAGGCTGGTCAGTGGTCGGCGCGTAAGGCTCAGTTGCTTGCCAAAGAATATAAGAAGCGGGGCGGCGGTTACACATGAAGGCTCCGCAGAAATCACTGCTTAATTGGGGAAAGCAAAAGTGGCGCACTAAGTCTGGCAAGAAGTCTAGTGAAACTGGTGAGCGTTACCTTCCTAGCAAGGCTATTGCTGCTCTTAGTGATTCTGAATATGCAGCTACAACCAGAGCTAAACGAGAGGGCAAGGCAGCGGGTAAGCAGTTTGTGGCTCAACCGAAAGAGATTGCTCGGAAAGTAAAACAGTATAGGACATGACATGGCATGGTATTTAACAAGTGGTGAACTCTATACTGGCGAGACACATGAGCTTGCTGGTACGACATATAGCGGTAAGACGAGAACGCCTGACTCGCGCCGCTTGGTGGAAGGGCCAGAACCAACACGTTCTCGAAGCTCCAAAGGACGATTGAAGGCAGACGACCCTTCCACTCCTGATGTTAATGAGGCTTATTCTAAGCCTAAGGCCAAGAAGAAAAAATGAGCTTTATAAATACTTTGAAGCAAGAAGAACTGACAATGCTTCGACGCATTGTTAAGTCCATTCACTTTCAGTATTTTGATCAGAAGCACGGCAAATCTTTTGTGACCAATAAGATGTTAGACAATGTGATTGAGAACATTGGGCCAGAGGCGGCTGAGAAAATGATTCGTCGCGGGGTAGATAAGGGGCTTCAATGACCACCTTTTCCTATAAGCCAGATGGCGCGGTGCTAAAGTCCTTTATGAAGGACAATACTTTTTTTCGTGGCATAAGGGGGCCAGTTGGCAGTGGTAAATCTGTTGGATGTTGTGTGGAAGTATTTCGTCGGGCGCTGGAACAAAAGAAAGGGCCAGACGGAAAACGAAAGTCTAGATGGGCTATTATACGGAACACAAACCCACAGCTACGAACTACAACTATTAAGACATGGATTGACTGGTTCCCAGAAGACCAATGGGGAAAATTCACATGGTCAGTCCCATACACCCACCACATCAAGAAGGGCGACATTGATCTCGAAGTTATCTTCTTAGCATTAGATAGACCCGAGGATGTAAAGAAACTTCTTTCTTTGGAACTTACTGGCATTTGGATTAATGAGGCCAGAGAAATACCGAAGTCCATCATTGATGCGTGTACCATGCGTGTTGGTCGTTATCCTTCTATGCGTGACGGTGGCCCAAGTTGGACAGGTGTTATTGCGGATACAAACGCGCCAGAGGAGGATCACTGGTGGCCTATCATGTCTGGCGAAGTTCCTATTCCAGATCACATTCCGCGCGAACAAGCCAAGATGCTAGTCAAGCCAGACAACTGGCAGTTCTTTACGCAGCCAGCGGGAATGGTAGAAGTTAAAGACGATGAGGGCGAAATACAGGATTATACCCCGAACAAAGATGCTGAGAATAGCAAGCACATGTTGAAGGGTTATTATCCAAACCTTATTCGCGGTAAAACAAAAAGCTGGATTGATGTCTATGTAATGAATAGGCTTGGGACAATCCAAGACGGAAAGCCCATCTATCCTATGTTTGCGCCAGATGTTCACGTTGCAAAAGAAGAAATACCTGTTGCCGCAGGTGCGCCACTATATGTAGGCTTGGACTTTGGCCTTACCCCTGCTGCCACTCTTGGGCAAAAAGTCCGAGGTCGCTGGTTGGTTCAGTCAGAAATTGTTGCGTTCGATATGGGCATCGTGCGCTTTGCTGAAGTTCTGCGAGAAGAAATAGCCACACGCTTTTCTCAATGTTCTGAAGTCTATATTTATGGCGATCCCGCTGGTGACTTTAGAGCGCAGACTGATGAATCTACTCCCTTTCACATTCTGCGTGGGGCTGGCTTGAGGGCGTTCCCCGCGCCATCCAACTCCGTTGACCTTCGCCTCGAGTCAGTCTCCTCCCAGCTGAACAAGATGGTTGAAGGGAAGCCAGCCTTTTTAATTGATCGTCGCTGTTCTCAGCTAATCAAAGGCTTTGAAGGTGGCTATCAATACAAGCGTATGGAAGTAAGTGGTGAGAGGTACGCAGATAAACCAGACAAGAACATGTATTCACATATCCACGATGCGCTGCAATACATGATGCTTGGTGCTGGTGAGGGTCGCGCTTTGATGAACAATCAAAAGGCCGCGCGTCCTGTTGTAGCAAATCGTAGCTTTGATGTATTTTCTAAGCATAAGCCAAAGCAAAGAAGGCAAGGACTTTGGGCAAGGATGTAATTGTGCGTTGCGTTTTTGTTTTTTCTTAGATTATAGGTCAATAAAGCAAAGGAGATAACTATGTGTTGGCAAGTTCTAATTCCAACTTTGATTAGCGCGGTAGTTGGCGTTAAGCAAATGAAAACGCAAAAGGCTGCTATTGCGCAACAGCAACAAGCGCAGCAAGAAATTCTAAAAGCACAGCAAGAGCAAGCGGCATCTGCAAAGGCATCTTCTGATGCACAGATTGCTGCAATTCGTGAACAGCAAGAACGTCAAGCTGCGTTGCTTGCAGAAGAAAAAGCTCGGGCTGACAAACTTGCGGCTGAAAAAGCAGAAGAAGCGCGTCAGGCACAGCTAACAGCGCAAGCGCAAGAAGAAGACTTACTTGCGTCAAGCATGAAGAAAAAAGTTCGTCGAACAGGTACGGCTCGTCGCCGCAGCTTGTTTACTGGTGCTGGTGGTGGAGCAGGGTATTACAGTAGGTTTAGCTAATGATTAATGATCCCATTGCGAAAAATTATTTAAAGCGGTACGAGTCCGCTAAAGCAAAGCGTGAAAACTTTGTTCCCTTGTTCGAGGAATGCTATGAGTATGCTTTGCCGCAAAGGGAATCATTCTATCACGAAACAATTGGTCAACGTCGAGATGATAAAATCTTTGACGAGACTGCCGTAGTTGGCGTTCAAGAGTTTGCATCTCGCTTGCAATCAGGACTTGTCCCTAACTTTGCACGTTGGGCAGACCTTATGGCTGGTTCAGAAGTTCCAAAAGAACAACGTGATTCAGTAGACAATGATCTTGATGCGGTCACTGAATATGTCTTTGAGATTATTCAGAACTCAAATTTCTCCCAAGAAGTGCATGAATCATTTATGGACTTGGCTGTCGGCACTGGCGTTTTGGTTTGCGAAGAAGGGGATGCCTTGTCTCCCATCCGCTTCTCCGCAATACCATTGCCACATGTTATCTTAGACACTGGCCCCGATGATCGGATCGACCATGTATTCCGTGAGCGCAAGGGTATTCGCTTTGACCAAATTCAAATCTTGTATCCTACTGCAAAGCTAACTGGTGAAGTTGCGCATATGGCTCAGAACTCTGGGGACATGAAAACAACAATCCTAGAGGTTGTTTGTCGTGACTATTCTACGCCAAATGTAGAAGCGCACCTTTACTATGCAATTTGTATGACAACAAAGACGGTTGTTATGTCATATAAGATGGATGGGGTGGGATCAAATCCATTCATTTGTTTCCGTTGGTCTAAATGTGCTGGTGAAGTGTATGGTCGCGGCCCACTTATTAATGCGCTGTCTGCCATTAAAACAACAAATCTTACTATCGAACTAATACTTGAGAATGCACAAATGGCTATCTCTGGTATTTATCAAATGGAAGATGATGGTGTCGTTAATCCTGATACAATAAATCTTGTTCCAGGGACAATCATTCCAAAGGCTATGGGGTCTGCTGGATTGCAACCGATACAAGCAGCGGGACGTTTTGACGTTGCGCAGCTAGTTCTTTCTGACATGCGTCTTAATATTAAAAGGGCGCTATACAATGATATGCTTGGAAACCCTGACAAAACGCCAGCCTCGGCAACCGAAGTTGCTGAGAGGATGGCTGATCTGTCAAGACGAATTGGTTCTGCCTTTGGAAGATTGCAAGCAGAACTTGTTCAGCCAGTCTTGCAGCGTGTTATTTACATTCTTAAAAAGCAAGGGCGCATTGAAGTGCCAACAGTTAATGGTCGTGAAGTAAAAATTCGATCATCCTCGCCACTAGCACAAGCTCAAGCAAACCAAGATATTACATCTGTATCTCGGTTCTTAGAGCTAACAAATGCAGCCTTTGGGCCAGAAGCAATGCAGGTTCTTATTAACTCTGAAGAAACTGCTGTGTATCTTGCGAAAAAATTTGGTGTACCTGACACCTTGATTCGTGACGAACAAGAGCGTAGACAAATAGTTGCAATGATGCAGCAAATGCAGCAAGCTCAAGCTGCCGCACCTGCTGCGGGGCAACCAATGGAGTAACGCTTGACTAATAAGGTCAACGTGGGCGTTGATGGAATACAGCGCCCACAAGATAAAGACAGAGAGATTAGTCTCAATGTCGCAGAAGTATTTAATACACCGACAGGTAATGCGGTTCTGAAATACTTACGATCCATTACCATTGAAATGGTTAATGGGCCAAATGTTACGACAGAAGAACTACGTCACTTAGAAGGGCAGCGTTATCTCGTTGGCCTTATTGAATCGCGTATTAATCATGCACATAAGGTAAAAAACAATGGAACAAGAAGCTGAAAGTGTTGAAACAGTTGAGGCGGTTGACAACCCTGACAACTCTGACAACCAGCGCCCTGAATGGCTCCCTGAAAAATTTAATGATCCAGCAGAGCTAGGTAAGGCGTATAAGTCATTAGAATCAAAGCTTGGCGAAAAAGAAGAAACTCTACGCGAGCAGCTTAAAGAAGAACTGCATCAAGAAAGATTCGGCAATCGACCTGCATCTTCTGGTGATTATGAACTTCCAGAAATGATTAACCCAGAAGAAGGTTTTAATAACGAACTCCTTCAATGGTGGGCAGATCACTCTTACGAAAATGGCTATTCACAAGAACAATTCCAAAGTGGGATTGAGCGGTTTGCGCAATACGCTGGCCCTGATGCCCAAGTAGATATTGAAGCGGAACTTAAACAGCTTGGCGATAATGGTGAGGCTAGAGTAGAAGCAGCATCAATGTGGGCGGAGCAATTTTTTCCAGAAGAAGTTTTGCCAGCAATTGAACTAATGTGTCAAAAGCATCAGGGCATTGTTGCGTTAGAAATGATGATGCAGAAGATGCGTGATCCAGCTATAGAGCAAAATACAAATGTTGCGGCTGGCTTGGATCAAACTGTTTTAGAAGATATGGCTCGAGATGAAAGATACTGGAACCCAGCTAAACGAGATATGAACTTCGTCCGACAGGTAGATGAAGGCTATAAAAAGCTCTACAATGGCTAGAACTTTATTTTACTCAAGGGGCATATCAGTTGCCCCTTTTTTAACAAAGAATGTTCTGCCTGTGTATAAGGTGCTGTGTTACGAAACGCATAAAGAATTTTCTGAGGTGTACAGAGAAAACCCTCTTGAAGCTTTAATGTCTGTAGCTGGTGTGCCTGACGTATTCTTAGTTAGCAAAGACAACAAGCCGTTGGCGGTCATGGGCTTACAGGGAATAAATGCGCAGCATGGAATATTGTGGTCGCTATTTACAGATCATTTTAAAGAAAACAGAACATCATTCTACAGAGCATCACCTGATCTAATAGAATTTTTTCACACTCATTATTACAGCTTACATGTTGATACTTGGGTTGAGAATGAGGGCATTATGCAGTGGCTTGCATGGCTAGGCTTTGGCCTTGAGCAGATTGAAGAAGGTGATGACAATATAGCTATGGCACATTTTGTGCGTTGCAATCCAAATAGAAAAAATGTTTATGCTTTGTCATCAAGGCCCGTAAAGCACTGAGAAGCCCGAAAGGACACCTTCTATGACGTAGCAGAACGGATACCCAAGATGCAAAATGAAACTTAACTAAGGACTGTTGAAATGGCTAATACAATTGACCAAGCCTTCATCAAGCAGTTTGAAACCGATGTGCATCTTGCTTATCAACGCATGGGTTCAAAACTGCGTAACACTGTACGTTCAACAAACGTAAGCGCGTCTGTTGCACGTTTCCAAAAAATTGGTGCGGGTGCTGCATCAACCAAATCTCGTAACGGTAATGTCACTGCAATGGAATTGGTACACACCAATGTCGAAGCAACTATGGCAGATTACTATGCTGCGGAATACATCGACAAACTTGATGAATTGAAAATTAATATCAATGAACGTCAAGCTGTCGCTGAATCTGCTGCTGCTGCACTAGGCCGTAAGACAGACGAGCTTATCACAACTGCAATGGACGCTGGTGCAAACTCTACAGCAATCGCTGATGCAACTGGTGCATTGGTTAAAGCAGACTTGCTGACATTGTTTGAAACATTTGGCTCTGCTGATATTCCAGAAGACGGACAGCGTTACCTAGCAATGTCACCTGCTGGTTTTGCTGACTTGTTTAACATCAACGAATTTGCGTCAAGCGACTTTGTTGGGCCACAAAACCTACCGTTTGCTGGTGGCATGACAATGAAAGAATTCTTGGGCTTCAAGATTTTCTCAACGTCTGCTGTAGCTGGTGGTAAGAACTTTGCGTACCACATGCGAGCTGTTGGCTTGGGCGTAAACTCAGACGTACAGACTGAGATTAACTACGTTCCAGAAAAAGTATCGCACCTAGCGACATCAATGATGTCAATGGGTTCTGTTGTTATTGATGACAACGGTGTCTACGAAGTTCTGGACAACAACTAAGGAGATTAGATTATGGCTTACAATGCAGCTAATCTATCTCGCGTTGCTGGCGCGTCTGGCTTCTCAATGTGGCACTATACTACAGCGGATGCTATCGCGGATGTTAATACAGTGGGTTACTTCAACGATGCGGCTGGCATGATTAAAGTAAACGATTACATGATTATCGTTTCTTCAACTGGCGGCACACCTGTTGTTTCCCATGCGTATTGCAACTCAAACACTGGGTCTGTTGTGGACATTGTGAACGGTGTTGCAATCACAAATACTGACACAGACTAATGGTTGGGGGCTACGGCCCCCTTCCTTCACCTAGAGGTTAGATATGGCAGTAACAAGTACACCCGCAAATTCACCGATAGATATTTGTAGCCGTGCTCTCATCTTAATTGGTGCAGAGCCAATTACTTCTTTTGAAGATGGCAACAATGAAGCATTGATTGCTTCAAACATGTATGAAGATATTGCGCGGTCTGCTCTAGTAAATGCGCGTTGGCGATTTGCCACTAACCAAGCTATTCTTAACAGATTGAGTGATGCACCCACAGGGCGATATGATGCTGCGTATCAACTTCCGTCTGGCTGGTTAATGACTCATGCTGTAACCGTAAATGATACTCCAATTTTATATCAGACTTATGGAAACAAGCTTTATTGTGATGAGCCTAATACCGCAGAGTTAATACTTGATTATACTTACCGTGCAGAAGAAACTGATTGGCCCTCATATTTTACAATAGCTGTGCAGTACGAAATGGCTTCTGTTTTGGCTTCAAGTTTGGCTAGGGATACTGGTCTTGCGGCGGCAATGCAGCAGCAAGCACAGATCACTATGATGAAGGCCAGAAGCTTAGATGCGCAGCAACAAACAACTCGGAAACTAAACACATCACGGTTTATTGCGCAAAGGCGTAGCTAATGCAGAAGATAACTGTACCTATAAATAGCTTTCAGTTTGGTGAGGTAAGCCCTTCGCTTTTATCAAGAACGGACTCTCCTATATACAATGCGTCTGCTCAGAAGATTGAGAATATGTTTTTGCGATCAGAGGGCGGTGTAATTAAACGTGCTGGTCTAAAAAACATTTATCGTTTTTCCGACATTACAATTGACTCAACTAAAAAGCAGCAATCTCGTTTGTTGCCTTTTATCTTTTCGGATGATGAGCAATATGTAATCTCATTAGAGCATGAGAAGGTGCGCTGTTTCTTTATTGACCCCACTACTGGCGACACAAGTCTAGTAGATACGATTACTACAGATGTGGATGGCAATACTCTTAAGTTTGATCACGATTATTTAAGTGAATACACATTTGCCCAAGAAGCAGATGTTATGTTTATTTGCCATAACTTGTTTATGCCGCAGCAAATCATTCGGACTAGCCTTACTACGTTTGAAG